CTATCTGAGTGTCAGTTAGCTTGTCTACTGGACGATGCGGTGCCAAGGCATTCAAGATGAGAGATGTTCCACCGCCAAACTGTACGGATGTAGACCACACCGCATCTTGAACAGCAGGACCTCTCGAACTCAAATCGATATTCTTTTGTTTCAGGAAGTTGATCTGCGGATTGTAGTGCGATCTCTTAATGAACTCATGTTGTGCTTCTCCGAACTCAGGATTCTTAGCAAGCTCTTTCCAGATAGCTGAGAAGGCAGGAGTCCCCGGAACGGTTTTCTTGAATGCAGCCGTGTAGCCCATCACTTGAACGAACTTAGCTGCTGTTCCCATCTTAGACGATAGCTGATACGTTCCGTATGAGACTCCGCCATGATCTCCTTGACCTGATGAGACAGTTGCTGGGCCACCCTTTCCAACTTCATACTTTCTTGATGTGTCACCTAGTTTCCAAGTCATGACTTATCTCCCCATCCTGAAGGTTGTGTTTCGGTCTCTTTGCGATAGTCAGGCTCTGGAATGTGGATCTCCCCTGTTTCTGGATCTGTTTCCGCAGGCAATGACTCAGGTGTTGGAGTCGGTTTGGGGCGCCACAGCAGCTTGTCTGGTAGTAGTGTTCCAATGAGACCAACGATTCCTAAGACTACCCATACGGCACTGTTTGTCTGTTGAGTTGATAGAGACAATCCAGTTGCTGATGATAAAAACAGAATGAATCCTCTGATTGTACTAGGTTCAGTCAATCGGTTGAGTATGTAACGAATGATCATGTCTTTCATTTGATCCCTCTCTTAGTTCTAAGCAGTAACGATGTTTGATGTCTTCGAGTATGTCTTTCATTATTCTGTGTTGCTCAGTGTGGTCATTCAAGCGAAATGATTTGAGGAAGATCAAACACGCTTTGACAACACCGAACTCTTGGTCATCACAGATAGTTCTATAGATAACATTTGTTTTTTGGATCCCAAACACATTCAAGCAGATAATGATGTTGTTGATTATCAACTTATGATTGATAGTGCCTGTCGTCAAAAAACGTCGAATCATCTTGCGTACTACAAAGAACTGGTGAACATCCTTCTTGAAAGATTCTTGATCAATGTTGTAGTTCTTGTATCCTTCAGCTGCAATTTGGGTAATCACCTCACGGTCGATTGAGATACTCATATTAGGCAGTCTTTTTTGGGCGTCCGCGACTGCGTTTCGGTTGAACTACAGGGGTCGCGTCGGTGGGAGTCTCGACAGGAGCTGGAGTTGTTTCAAGTTCAATGAATGTTGTATCGAGTTCCACTTCAGTGTTGTCGATTTCAAGTGTTGGCGATTCAACAGGTTCTACTGTAGTGATTACGGATCGGCGACTGGGACGCGGTTGAGCGTTTGCTAGGCCCTTGACACTGACGAGAATCTCACCTGTTTTGGGATCAGCCCACCCACCTGTAGTTGGAATTGCATTGGGCGCCCATTTAGGGGGTTGCTGGTTATTCATAACGCATTCTCCTTTATTGAGTGATACGATTATTTATAGTGAAAGGTTGATTAACACGCAAGGTTGCTATATAATACACTTGAAATGTAACTGAGGGCTCCGTATGTTCTTCCTAGAGGTGAAGTATCTAAACTTACTAAGCAGTCGACTTGAAAAGTTCAAAGAGATCTCTCATTCACCTCTTACTGTTAACTTCCGCTGTCCGCTCTGTGGTGATAGTCAAAAGAGTTCGCGTCGTGCAAGAGCGTATGTGTACGAGAGGGATGGCAGCCTCCTCTTCTATTGTCACAACTGCGGAGCAAGTACTCCGTTCTGGTCATTCTTGGCTGATCAATCAAGTGCACTGTATGCGCAGTACAAGTTGGATTGGCTTAGATCTAAAGGGAAAGCGAACCTACCCACCAAGCCGGATCCATCGTTCAAAACGAACACTCATTTTGAGAAGCCTGAGATCAATCTTGGAGAGTGTCTAACAGAAGTGAAAGATGATCATCCAGTCAAACAGTATGTGATCTCGAGAAAGATACCTGAGTCATTCTGGGGCAGTCTCTATGCTTGTTCGGATATCACCGCGATATCAACACAGATGGAACAGTACAAAGGAATGCGACTCGAGAAGGATCCGGCATTGATCATACCCTTCTTCAATCCTGAAAGAGAGTACAGTTACATCAGTGCACGAAGTATTGAACCAGGGACGAGCTTTCGTTACTGCGTGTTTGAAGTGAACGAAGAACTACCTAAGTTATGGGGTCTTGAGTTCATTGACTGGTCGAAAAGAGTGTTCGTGTTCGAGGGTCCTATTGATGCGATGTGCTGCCCCAACAGCTTATCCCTGGCAGGGAGCATGGGCTCTAGAGCAATTCAATACATTTCTGAGCACATAAATAGACTACAAGATGTTTGCTTCGTGTATGACAATGAAGCATTCTCAAACCATCAAATCAGCAAACAGATGCGATCTCGAATAGAAGAAGGCTTCTCAACTATCATCTATGACAGGCGCTTCTCAGGGAAAGATGCTAATGAAGTTATCGTCAATGAAACAATGACCTTTCAGTCACTACTCAACTATCTGAATGAAAGAACATTCCATGGGCTCAAAGCAAAAGCTGAGTTAGCTCGTCTCAACAAACCCAAAAATCGTTAGAGGATACAATGATCGACCGTTTTGATGATGATTTTCCTATTCGAAAGAACCCCCCAACCAAAGGCCGTCAAACCCAAAAGTTTCGCAACATCATACGTCAGATTGACCCCCGCAATCTCGAAGAAGACGCTGAAGATACTCTTTTCGATGACTTGGATTTGAGAGCGAAGATTCCGTCGCAGAGGCGCTCATTATAGAAGGAACCCATATCATGCAACTCCTGTTCGATTACTCTCAGATAGTAATTTCTAGTGCAGTTGAATACAACAGCCAGACTCGCGAACCTATCAGTCTGGATCTCCTTCGTCACATTGCTCTACAGAACATTCAACTGTACAAAATCAAGTTTAACGCCAGTCTCGATCAAATGATCATCTGTTGTGATGGACGCAACTACTGGAGGAAAGTGATCTTCCCGCAGTACAAACAGAATCGAAAGAGAGAGCAAACTCTGAGTAAGTTCGATTGGAATGGATTCTTTGAGATGTTCAATGTGATCAAAACTGAAATGAAAACGGAACTCCCCTTTCGTGTTATCGAAGTAGATTGCTGTGAAGCAGATGACATCATTGCCGTGTTATCAAGAGTGCTTTGCCCGAGTGAAGACAAAATCATCGTTATCAGTAGTGATAAGGATCTGTTACAGATCCAAGAGAACATCTGCCCCAAAGTGAGGCAATGGAGCCCTTATCACAAGAAGTTCATCAACATCGGCACCAATGATTACAATCTGTTTGAGCATGTGGTGAGGGGCGATTCAGGCGATGGCGTCCCTAACATACTCAGTGATGACGATGTGTTTATGACCTCAGGGACTCGAAGTCGACCGATACGAGCCTCGTCTATTCAAAAGTGGATGTCGGAAGGCGGACTGTCCAATCCTGAAGCTTTCTGCGAGACTCCTGAAATCTTGAGTAGATTCAATCGTAATAGAACACTCATTGACTTGCGCCAAATTCCTGATCAGTACGTTAAAGAGATAGCAGAGGCCTATCAAAACGAATCCCGCCCCCAAGTGAGTGCCTTCAACTACTTGGTCAAGAACAAACTTCGAAAGATCTTAGAAAGAGGGGGCATCTAAGTTGAAACGAGCTTTCTTCTCTATTATCAGTTTCTTCATCTTTGTAATCGAACTCATCGTTCAAATGATTCTGATACTGGGAAGTTTCGCATCAGCACTCTACAACGTAGTCTTACTTTGTTTAGTCCGCTACCACAATCGCATTCAACTATGGACGACTAAGAGAAACTTCTTGGTTGTAGAAGAAGCTCAAATGTAATGCTTACTAGGAGAACTCAATGATTACTTACAGCTATCAATGCCGGGGGATGTGGTCAAACATTCGATCTATCTCTCCGATTTGGTGAGAATGCAGTACCTACGTTAGAACCTTGCCCTTACTGCCACAATGTAAGCGTTAGGCAAATCATCACTGCCCCTACACCCCTGGTAGATTCATACGCAATCGGGCGCCACAGTTTGCCAGATGGGTGGAGAGACTTCCTTCGAAACATCAAGAAGAAGAATCCGGGCAGTAACATCAACAGTGTTTGAGGAGATAATCTACATGTCGATTGAATTGAAACAAGGTTTGATTTTGAAGAGCTCTGATGGTGAGTATGTGTACAACATCTACTCATACCAAGACGGCGATCCCACTATGCAGCTTGATATTCTTGACAAACATCTCGCAACAGTGGCCAGTAAGCCGAACTACTCCGTCGAGCAATTCAAAGCCCAAATCGAAGCAGGAACGATCGTTGAGTTTCAACCTGATGAGATGATAGGGCAAAATGAGTAAACAAAGCGAGCGTTTGCACACTGCTATCGTCCAGATTGCGGAAGAGATGCATGTGAATATGTTTGAAGCAACTCTGATCTTATGTGAACGCGATAACATTGATCCTGAAGACGTCACCAAGCTGTTTGATGCCGTAACTCTTCAGAGAATCAAACAGAGCGCTATCGAAGAGAACATGGTGCGTAAGCAAGTAGTAGGAATTCGTGACGCTGAACTACCGCTGGAGTAGACTGTGGGCATTGAAGGGTTTCAGTCCTTTGTTGACTACATCCTTCTCAAACTACACTTCAATAACCTGGATTTCATCTGGAATGAATCCACCCGTTACACAAAGGTCAAACAGAGTACTTTTGATGGGAGGAATGATAAATCGCAATTCATCAAGTTCGAACGAATGAATCGATTTGAAAGAAGGCGTTGGATAGATCATCTAGTCAGTGCCTTCTTGTTTGATTCTTCTATCTGGATCGGTGATGTGATGATGGATGACACCATTGCTTATCATGAAGCTCGTTTGAAGAAGGTAGGGGCATTAGAAAGCCTGTTTCAAAGAGAGTGTGAGTTGATTGAGTTCTATCTGGTAGACAACCAGATCAACCTCCAAAGCGCACTCTTGACAACAGGCATTAAAGACCCTATAATAACCAGGATCAAAGGAATCAGTCTTGAGAGTCTAACCTTGTTACATCAAATGACTGGATGGGCTGATCTTTGGTTCCCCATCAACCCGCTGTTCAAACATAGGAGGATGCTCATTCATAAATACAGGAGTCTGCTCCGTCTACCTGAGCGTGACTATCTTCGTATTGAAACTACTTACCAACATCTAGCGCAAATCTAGTGCGAGTGCACACCGCGCAATCAAAAGGAGAAACTATGTCAAAAGAAAAAATCCGAAATACCTGGAATGGGATGCGAAATCGTTGTTGCAATCCCAATAGCTCTGATTATCAGCATTATGGTGGTAGAGGAATAACAATTTGCGATAGATGGATGGAGTACGGAAACTTCTATCAAGATATGAGCCCAACTTGGTTCGAAGGTGCTACTATAGATCGAATTGACAATGATGGCAACTATACTCCTGAGAACTGTCAATGGTTGACGAGGAGCGAGAATGTTAAAAAAGAAAACATCAACAAGCTTTCTTCTGGCAAACATCACCTCACATCTGGCTCAATTCAACGTGAAGCAAATAGGAATAGGGTTGATAATGGCACTCAT